CTGTAAGCCCTACAAATGAAGCACTGCCTTGGTAAATAAATAAAATGAAAGAACAAATTCAAATAATAGTAAACGCTATAGATATAGCAGTTCAAAAAGGATGTTACAGTTTAAGTGACACAGCAACAATTATTCAGGCTTTAAAAGAAGTTTTTCCTGAAGATAAAAAAGAAGAATAAAAGATTATGGCGTATCAAAAATTACAAGCTAACTTAGCAAAGGTTGTTGTTCCTTCGGACACAAGTGATATTACAGCTCCGGGTGGAGCAGAGCAAAACGGATGTGTATTGTATGTCGGCGTTACAGGTGATCTTAGGGTAACTACAGCGGGAAATGATGATGTAATATTTAAAAATGTTCCGGTAGGGTTTTTTCCTGTGCAGGTGTTAAAAGTTTGGGAAACAAGCACAGGGGCTGATGAAATAATTGCACTTTGGTAAGATTATGGGATTAACGATAGGCATAATAATATCAATAAACTAATTGTGAAAATATCTATAAGTAGCATATTGAGTAGTTTTTATTTATTTTTTACGCCTGTTGGTGGATTGCTACTTGTGGTAGGTCTATCTACAATTTTAGATACAATGTTCGGAATAGCGAAAGCTAAGAAGTTAGGTAACGCAATTACTAGTAGAGATTTCAGGAAAGGATATGTTCCTAAAACAATAGGTTATTTAAGTGTTGTTATAGGCGTATTCTTATTGGATCAAATTATTCTTAATGAATTAATAAAAAGTGTTTTAGATTTTGAATTTTTAGCTACAAAATTAGTATCTTTGGTTCTTGTTAGTAATGAGATAAAATCTATGGATGAATCTTGGGTGACGTTAAAAGGATATTCATTTATAGAAAAACTAAAAGAATCAATTACTCAAATTAAAGATATTAAGAAGGAATTAAAATGAGAAAAATAAACAAGGCAATTATACATTGCACAGCCACCCGTGAAGGAGAGGATAAGACAGTAGCTGACATTAGAGCTATGCACCTTAAAAGAAATTGGTCGGACATTGGTTATCATTTTCTTATAACATTGAACGGTACGGTAGAAGTGGGTAGACCGATAGAAAAGCCGGGAGCTCATACCAAGGGGGAGAATTTAGATTCTATAGGAATTGCATATGTAGGAGGAGTTGAAGAAGATGGTAAAACTCCAAAAGACACAAGAACCTTAGAGCAAAAAGAAGCACTAAGATGGTTAATATCTGACCTTAAAGGTAAGTATGATTTTGACCAAGTATATCCTCATAATAAATACGCTAATAAGGCTTGTCCTTGTTTTGATGTATACGCAGAGGAATATTAAAGAGCAACAATAATTAACCCTTCTAGAATAGCAAATATTATTGAGAAAGCAGCGATTTTTCTGTTTCTTTTAACTTTATTATCTTTCTTTTTGTTTTCAGATAATAAGTAGACATTGCTATCTCCAACGTACTTTAAGACCTTCTGACACGACTTTAGATTGTTTTCGGTAACCTGTATAAGCTCATACATTTTAGCTTCCTTAGAACGGCTTATTTGAGCTTGTGCCATCAAGCTATCTTTTTGTATTAGCTCGATATATATCTTGTCCATTTGGTCAAGTGTTATTGCTACAAGAGTATCCCCGTTATTATCTATTAATACGACTTGCGAATAGGTTGATACGCTCAGAAGAAGGGAGGATATGATAATTAGCAGTTTTTGTTTCATAATATATTTCTATTGTATCTCTTTGTAAATCCAAGCTATCTATACTTTTATATATAGTATCTGTTGGCACTACTTCAGGGATAGTGTATGGGTGTGTTGTTTTTTCTTTACGAACAAATAGTAAATTTATTATTATAGCCGTTGTTATAATGCAATAAATTCCGAAGTATATAATGGTGTGTTTATTTCTCACACAGCAAAGGTAAATATAAAAGTTTTATATTTGCATATAAGTAAAAATATATTTAGTGGCATTAATAAGTACATATCCTATAGACGAGAATATAGTAGGTTCTGACAGGTGGATCGGCAGCGATTCTAACTTTAAAAACGCTACTAAAAACTTTACTGTAGATAAAGTTGCTGATTATTTAAATAAATCTGGTAGCATACAGTCGCAAACGTTGAGATATCAATATCAAGCTACTGTAGATGCATTACATCCTAGAAGAAGTGGTACTATATCTTTTCAAAATAATATAGGAAATGAAGTGCCATTTTCAAGTATAACTACTTGGTTGTTGAGTAGGTATTCAATTCCTGCAAAAGACGTTTATACTTTTTACACTAATCCGTTAATTGGGTCTACTGTGCTTGTAACTAATGCGAATGACATTTCAAAATGGGCAGTATACAAATGGATTAGCTCAACTCAAGATATAGATGAAAATAATTTTTATGACATAGTACTTGAGTATGTGTCAGGTAATGGAGGATTAAAAGATGAAGAGTATTATCTTATATCTTTATTGCTTTATGATATAAATAGCAATACTGATAAAACATTTACTTTTACTCAAAGTACAGCATCTTTAAATTGGAGTGTTACTCATAATTTAAACAAGTTCCCATCTGTTTCTGTAGTAGATTCAGGAAATACTGCTGTTGTGGGATCAGTAGAGTATATTAACGAAAACCAATTAACAATAACCTTTAGTGCTCCATTTTCGGGGTACGCATATATGAATTAACAAAAAAAAACTATGGCACTTAGATTCTTAGACAACATATCCTTAGAGGGTAATCAATTACAGAACTCGTTATTACAAGTTCTTGCAACTAACCCTTCTGCATTAGGCGAGGGTCAAATTATTTATAACTCAACCACTAATAGTATAAACTATTATAATGGTACTTCTTGGGTTACATTAGATGGTCAGGGAGACATATCTGAAGTAATTGCAGGAACTGCATTAAATGGAGGAGGAACATCAGGAGCGGTTACTATAAACCACGATGATTATGGTACGGCAGGAACGTATGGATATCCTACATCTGTAACTACAAATGCACAAGGTCACGTTACCTCGATTACAGCAGGACCTGCTCCAGGTACAATGAACTCATTTATTGTTGCAGGAGACACGGGTACAAATCAAACAATATCTGATGGAAACACATTAACTATTGTTGGTGATGTAGGTATAGCCACAGCAGGAGCAAATACAGATCAAATAAGAATTAGTTTATCTCTTGGAGAGCTACCTGCAAATACAGCTACGCTTGTGCCAAGTACAGATGTCATTGTAGGTATATGGGATTCTAAAACAACTCAAGGAACTAAGGTAGTAGATGATATACCTGTAAGTGCTTGGGGTGCAGCTATTGCTGATATAGATATGGGTTCTAATAAAATCATATCTGTAGCAAATCCAACTTTAGCTCAAGATGCAGCTACTAAAAATTATGTAGATACAACATTTGCAGGTTCAGGTGCACTTATTTTCCAAGGTGGATATGATGCTTCTAGCTCAGGACCTAATGGTTCTGCACTAAAAGGTTGGACATATGCAGTAACTGTTGCTGGTAATGGGGGTGGATATTGGTCGACTCCTTTAGAGGTTGGTGATTTAATTATTGCTGAGCAAGACAACCCTGCTAGTGAAGCAGATTGGACAGATATACAAAATAACGTTGATGTTGCAACTGCAACCACTTTAGGTATTGCAAAATTCCCAACAGCAGGCGGTCTTAGTGTGTCTGCAGGAGCTGTTTCGTTAGCCACATCAGGGGTAACAGCAGGTACATATGGAGATGCTAACTCAGTATCTCAGGTTACTATAAACGATAAAGGTATTGTTACATCAGCTTCTGATGTTGATATAGCGATTACGTCTACTCAGGTGACTGATTTCTGTACAGCAGTAGATGCTTGCGTAGGAGCCACTAATTATAAAGCATCATTTGGTGATGGTCTAGCTACTTCATTTACAATAACACATAGTTTAAATACAAGAGACGTAATAACACAAATATATTCTAACGTTGCTCCGTATGATACGGTTCAATGTACTGTTGAAAGAACAACTGTAAATACATTAACAATAGATGTAGCTCAGCCACCTGCAACAAATGAATTTAGAGTGTTAGTACAGTCTATATAAAAAATATATGCCATTAAGATTTATAGATAATGCTGCTTTTACAGGCAGAGTAGGTATAGGAACGTCTAGTCCTGCATCTAAATTACATATTGAAAGTGATTTAGGAGCTTCAGGCACATTTTTAACTTTAAAAAATTCTAACGCAACCTACCTAAATAGTTATACGGTAGGTACTGTGAACAAGGTTTTAAAAGTATCCGGAGGTGGTAGCAGTCAAGATGCTGTAATGTTTGAAGATACATTATATCTTGGTATGGGTTCAAATACCAACGTTGGTATTGGAACGACGAGTCCTGCTCAAAAACTTCACGTAGACGGAAATACTCTTATTAGTGCTGAGAGATATTATTATGTAGCAGGTGGAGGAGCCGGAGTCGGTAGTGATGCGTCAGGTAATTTAATATTACGGCAAAACAGTGCTAATCTAATGACTACATCTGGTAGTAACGCAACTTTTGCAGGTAGTGTAACATCTTCTAATTTTATTATTTCAGATGGTACTGATAATTATATACAATTTGATTTAAATGGTAAAAATTCACATTTTACTAATCAAAGTAAATCATTTATATTTTCTGGTCAAGGTGCAAGTGGAGATTATTTAGCAGGTACTTTAAACTTCCAATCAAGGTCATCAGTAGACCGAGATATTAATTTTATAACTGGAGCAACTCCTGCAAAACGATTAACTATATCTGGTTCAGGAAATGTTGGAATTGGCACTGCTAGTCCTGCTAATAAACTAACAGTAAGAACAAGTACAATTAATGACGGATTATATTTAGAAACTTCTCAACCTGTTACGTATGGAAAAATATACAATAGTAATTCAGAGTCTTTTCCTGTAGGAAATTTAAACTTAGCATACGGCACTAATAGTACTGCTATAATCCAAGCATTAAGTAATAGAATGTCTTTAAAAGGAGGCTACACTACTGGAGGTCAAATATCTTTCTTGTCTGCTTCTACAGAGATAATGAGAATGACATCTACTGGTTTAGGTATTGGCACGACTAGTCCTGCTCAGGCGTTAGAGGTAAATGGCATCATTCAAGTCTCAAATACATATAAACAGTACCTTCTACAATCACATAATACTTATGGTAACCTACTTTTACAGCAATCAGGAGCGGCAACAATACCATTAACAGTAAATAGTGCTAATCTTGGAATTGGAGTAGGTAATATTAGCCTACAATCTGCATTAAATGTAAATGGAGGAATTGCTGCAGGCTCATACTATAATACAGCAGCACCTGCAAATGGTATGATAATTTCAGGTAACGTTGGTATTGGAACAACTAGTCCTGGAGTTGAATTAGATGTCACTGGTCAAATAAGAGCATCAAGTGGACTAGAGATATCAGGAGGCAATATAAACCTTGTAGACAATAGTAGAATAAGACTTGGTTCATCAGTTGACTTTCAAATATATCACGACGGTTCTAATAGTTATATAACAGATACAGGAACAGGAGATTTATATATAAGAGGTTCAAACAGCGTTTATATAGGTAATAGTGCAGGAACAAAAACTTACATTTCAGGAACTGATGGAGGTGCTACTAAATTATATTATAATGGAGCAGGAGCACAACAAAAACTTGAAACCACAAACACAGGCGTTAGTGTAACAGGAACTGCAACTGCAACCACTTTTTCAGGTGATTTAAACGGCACAATAAATACAGCAACTACAGCTGTAACAAAAGCAAACGCAACAAACGACACTACAGTAGCTACTACAGCATTTGTACAAAACTTGATAGGTACAATACCTGCAGGTTTAGTATTTCAAGGAACGTGGGATGCGGCTACAAATACACCAACACTTACAAGTGGATCAGGCACAACAGGTCATTTTTATATAGTATCAACGGATGGTTCTACTAATTTAGATGGTATAACTGATTGGAAAGTTGGTGACTGGGCTGTATTTGTAGAGCAAGGGGCTACAGACGCTTGGGAAAAAGTAGATAACTCTTCTGTATTAGACGGGTCTGGTACAGGTCAAAAAGTAGCATTATGGTCAGGTTCAGGTACATCTAATACTTTAACGGATGCACCTATAACAGTCAGTGGTAGTAACGTAGGTATTGGTACTACTAGTCCCTCTCAAACTTTATCTGTAGAAGGTAATATTGAGCTCGGAACTGGCGGGTACATATATGGAGACACTACAACACCTTACCTTAGATTAAATAATGCAGCAGGCGCGTTTTTAGGATACAATGCTTCTTATGTTACAGTTGGCGGTCCAACAACTGTAGTCGACGCCGGCACATATGTAGCGAGATTTAGAAGCAATAAAGTAATATTTACTCAACCTTTATTTGTAGGTACATCTAATATTAATGACACGCCTACTGCTGAACTTCAAGTCAAAGGGTCAGGTACAACATCTGCAACAACAGCTCTATTAGTGCAAAACTCTGCTACAACTGAACTATTTAGAGTTAGGGATGATGGGAATGTGTATGCTCACGGGTCTGGTGCTGTAACTTCAAATACAGTATTTGGTAAAGATGCATTCATAAACAACAGTACAGGTGCTAACAATACTGCTATAGGCACAGAAGCATTAAGAGATAATTCTACAGGTTCAAAAAACGTAGCATTAGGTTTTAGTGCATTACTAAACAACACAGCATCTAATAATACAGCAGTAGGTTATGAAGCATTAAGAAACAACACAACATCGGTAGGAGTAACGGCAGTAGGATATTCGGCATTACGAAATAATACAGCTTCTTTAAATACAGCGGTAGGTTATGGTGCATCTCAATTCACCACAAGTGGTATAGGTAATATATCATTAGGTTATAATGCGTTAAATCGTAACTCAACAGGTAGTTTAAACGTAGGTGTTGGTACACAAGCATTAGAATTAAATACAACAGGAAGTAATAATGTTGCGTTAGGTTATCAATCGTTATATATTAACTTAGCATCTAATAATACAGCTGTAGGTCATCAAACATTATATAATAACACCACAGGAGCTGATTTAGTTGCTTTAGGTTATAGGGCTTTATATAATAACACAACAGGAATAAGAAACATAGCAATAGGTTATAATGCTTTAACTTTAAATTCTACAGGACTAGATAATGTTGCTGTTGGTGAAAGTGCATTATTTAACAATACAAGTTCGTTTAATACAGCTATAGGTAGAGAATCATTAAGATTTAATACTACAGGTGCTAATAATACAGCAAATGGTTTTCAGTCATTACGTAATAATACAACAGGAAGTAATAATGTTGCATTAGGTTATCAAGCAGGATATGAAACAGGAAATTTAACCGGCACTAGTAATACTTTTTTAGGATATAATGCATCTTACGGAACAGCTACCACGATCACAAACTCTACAGCGGTAGGAGCAAACGTTACATTGACTGATTCAAACACAGTTATATTAGGTAATAATGCAAACGTTGGTATTGGAATAACTAGTCCTGCTACTAAATTACACGTTCAAACCACTAGTGGTGTCACTGCTAGATTTGCATACGACAGCAACAACTATCAAGATTTAAACTGGGAAGGTAGTAATATCGTAGGAGGCTCTCATACATTTAAAATAGCAGGCTCTGAAAAAATGCGTATTGATTCTGGAGGTAAAGTTTTAATTGGCGTTACATCCAATCAAACTCAGTCTAAATTAACTTCAAGACAAGATGGAAGTTCAATTGAGTTTGGACACTTAAATCAAAGTGGACAATACTACGGAACTTTAGGGGCAATGTCTTCATCAGGTTCGCCGTTTATAGCATTTAGTGCTGATAATACAAACTCTAATACATTTACAACTAGAGGAGCAAAAGGTTTTGTTATTTCGCAAGACACTAACATAAGCGGGGATTTAATATTTAGTTCAGTTCCAAACGCAAATTTAGCAAACCAAAGTCTTGTTGAACGTATGCGTATCACCTCTGCAGGCAACATAGGTATTGGGACAACTTCTCCATCAGAAAAACTTTATGTGGCAGGTAGTATAGGCGTAAATACAGGACAGTCATTAAAATGGGGAGCAGGAGCAACGAGGATAGTAGGAGTTGATGGTTCATACATTGCGATGTATCCAAATAATTCAGAAAAAGTAAGATTTTTATCTAACGGTAATGTACTTATAGGAACAACTACAGACAGCGGTTATAAATTAGCAGTGGAAGGTTCAGTCGCTGTTCAAAACGCTCAAAATTTATGGATAAGAGGAGGTCGTATTGGATTTGAAAATACTGCATTAAATAACGCTGCATATATATATAATATTGGAGCATCAGGAAGTAGTAAGTTAAATATAGCAGATAGTCTATATGTTGTGGAAGCAGGCAACGTAGGTATTGGAACTACTAGTCCAACCACACCACTACACGTAGCAGGAATTACTCAGATAGTAGAAAGCGGTAATACTGCTTTTTATGGAGGCAACTACGTAAGAATGTTCAATAACCAAAATTATAATTTTAGAAATTCTGGCGGAACTACTATAGCTAACATAGCTATGAGCGGCAATACGTATTTTAATGGTGGTAACGTAGGTATAGGAACTACGAGTCCTGCGCATACTTTATCTATAAACGGTACGGTTTCTTCTAATTTATTTAGAGGGTATACGTATCCTGATAATTCATTTTTAGATTTTGACAAAGACGATACTGTAGCAATCAATTACACAGCTTTAGCAAGTATAGGAAGAATAGCTTACCTAGCAGATACAAATACAAATGAACCCGCTACTAATGCTGCGCACGAATTTTTTACCGGTACCTCAGATATAGATACTGCTACATCTCTAATGATTATTCAAACAGACGGCAATGTAGGTATAGGTACTACAGGTCCAGTCGCACCTTTAGACGTAAATGGTAATATACAGATAACTGGAGTAGGTAACACGTTAATATTTGACAACTCATCGGTAAAATGGCAGCAATATGTAAATGGAAATGAGTTTACATTAAGATACAATGGTGGTGTTTGGAGTGAAAGACTTAGAGTAGATACAGATGGTAATGTGGGTATTAGCACTACTAATCCTACGGAAAAACTAGATGTAAACGGAACTGTAAAGTCAACTGGTTTATATGTCACGTCAACACCTAGAATAGATGCAGGTGGTGGTAGCCAGCCAGGTCCAACACCTCTTCAGTCACCTTCTGATGCTATCGTTAAGGCAGGTGGTGATACGGCTATATATTTATCAGAACCTGATGAATGGTTAGTGGTTAATATAGGTGGAGTAGATTATGTAATACCGGCGTATCTATGATGAAGTTAACACCTGAACTAAGAAAAAAAATTGAAGCTAAAGGGAAGAAAATAATTCCCATATCTTTGCAAGAACTTAGTAAAGCTAAAAAAATAAAAAAGAAAAATTATGACAAATTATGATTGGAACTGTAAAACAGTAGACGCTTATCCACAAGATGGAGATTACACAGATGTAGTGTACAATGTACATTGGATTGTAACAGGAACTTCAGATTCTGAAGGTGTTACTTATTCATATACTATTATTGGTACGCAAGTATTAGATACTAGTGTTATCACAGATTTTATTCCTTTTGATGAACTAACTAACGAACAGGTAGTAAGTTGGACTAAGTCTGCAATGGGTGAAGAGCAGGTGGATAGTATTGAGACTGCTATTCAGTCTGAAATAGACAATTTAATTAATCCCACAAGTGTTACTTTGACTATAGGAGAGTCCGAGTAATTTTATTATATTTGTAGTAAAATTATAATCAAATGGAAAAATTAACGCAAGAAGAATTATCTAATTTACAAAAAGTAATTCAAGAATTTAATCAAGCAAAAATACAACTAGGAGAAACTGTAATTGCACAGCAAAATCTTTTAGAAAGTGTAAAACAAATTAAACTAGCTTACTCTGACATAGAGAAAAGTTTAATGGAAACTTACGGAACAGATGCTTTGATTAACATTGAAACAGGAGAAATTTCTAAAGAAGAAAAAAAAGAAGAATAAACTATGGCACAGATAAGTACTTACTCATCAATACAGACTCCAACATTAGACGATAAGTTAATTGGAACTGATATTGAAAATGAAAATTTAACTAAAAATTTTACTATATCAAGTATTTTATCTTTAAAAGCTATTAGTTCTACTTCGGTATTATCTTCAGTAGATAACACAAATCAAGAGCCAAGCGGCTTAGATTCCCCATTACAGGTAACATTTGGAGCTGCTCAAGGAGCAGCTTCTGACCCTGTTATGTTAGATGCACTTGGTAACATTACATTTAACCAAGCAGGACTTTACTTGTTTAATGGGTATGGAAATTTTGAAAGACAAGGCTCTTCAGGTGGAGTTACTGTAATTTTATTTAGAGCATTGTTAAATGGAGTTCAAACAGGACCTACTAAAGGTGTTGAGCTTTCAGGTACAGGCATTATGTTTCCTTATGAATTAACTTTACCTATACAAGTTAGTGCAGGAGATGTTCTTACTTGGGAAATTATGAGAGATAGTTCAGGCGTAAATGCAGGAGGGTTATATATTCACACAAATAGTGGACCTTGGTCTAACGTGCCATCTTCTGATATTAGAATATATAAGCTAGGGTAGTGGGTATAATTAGAAAAATATCTATTGGTCCTGATTACAAATCAGGTGCTATGCATTACATTACGGGTCAAAGGGTTCTTAATGATACATACATTATACATTTAATAAAATTTAATAATACAAGCCAATCAATAGAGATATGGATCGAGTCTAAAGATGAAATAGTTCTTTGGAAAGAGTTTACTCATACCGTGCCAATATCTATTGAATACAATATAAGATTTTAATGAAATCACCGTTTAGCTTTATAGTAAAGCCAATTGACGGAAAGAGATACAGTAATACAAAAGAAATAGCAGGTCTAGATCTTATTGTAAGCACATCGGAAGAAGATCATAAATTTTCTAACAGATATGCTGAGGTTATCGAAACTCCAATTGGCTACACAGGAGGCATCACAATAGGTGACACCTTACTTGTGCATCATAATGTATTTAAGTTTTACAACGATATGAAAGGTAGGCAGAAAAGTGGAAAGAGCTTTTTTAAGGATGATCTTTTTTTCGTAGACTTAGATCAATTTTTTATGTATAAAAACAAAGATGGTTGGAATGCATACGATAGGTATTGTTTTATAGAACCAATAAAAAGAGAAGACTCTATTATATTTAAGAATACTGTAGAAGAACCTCTAGTTGGTATTATGAAATATCCAAATGAATATCTTGTTTCAAAAGGAATAAATCCAGGAGATAGAGTTAGCTTTACTCCTGAAAGTGAGTATGAATTTACGGTAGATGATGAGAAGTTATATAGGGTTTACGATCATCAAGTAACAATTAAATTATGAACGTAAAAGAAACAAAAAAGAAAATAATAGAAGCAGGTCACAGAGCTGTTGAACAATTAATAAAAGTGGCTAAGGAAGATATTATTAAGCACGACCCCCAAGATGATTTGGCTGCTGATAAATTAAAAAATGCAGCAGCTACAAAAAAGCTAGCAATATTTGATGCGTTTGAAATACTAAATAGAATAGAGCTTGAACGAGAGTCTTTAGAGTCTGCTGAAAAAGGAGAAAGTAAAACATCAACAAAACAAGGATTTGCAGAAAGAAGATCAAAATAATTTGTACGTACAATTACACGACTATATACCAAAGAGTGTATTGTCTAGTAAAAATAAAGCTAAGTCTTGGTCGTATGGATATAACGAAAAATATGATGTTGTAATAATATCTAAAGATGGTACTTTAGGAGAAATAATATCTATAAATGGCTTGATAATAGGTCTACCATTAGCCCCTAAAAATATAAAAAAAAGGAGCAAAGATAATAAAAAAGAACAATATTGGGAAAGATCGGAGTTGCCTAAAGAGCTTGATAAGATTCAATCTATATTTCATTGGAATGAAAAGCCATCTGAGTTTAAGGACAGGTGGGTTGATTATATTGAATCTGAGTTTGATTCAAGAGAGTATGGGTATTGGTTTATGAATAATGGCGTGCCAACGTATATTACAGGATCCCACTATATGTACTTGCAATGGACCTCAATTGATATTGGATACCCGGACTATCGTGAAGCAAATCGTATATTGTATATTCATTGGGAGGCTTGTAAGGCTGATAAAAGAAGTTTTGGGCAAGTATATTTAAAAATAAGGCGTTCAGGTTTTTCATTTATGTCTTCGTCTGAATGTGTTAATACGGGAACTCTTGCAAAAGATGCAAGGGTTGGAGTTCTGTCAAAAACAGGATCTGATGCGAAGAAGATGTTTACTGATAAGATTGTGCCTATAAATAGTAGGCTTCCTTTTTTCTTTAAGCCTATAATGGATGGTATGGATAAGCCGAAGACAGAGCTTGCGTTCCGTATTCCGGCATCGAAGATTACCAAGAAGAATATGTACGACACAGATGATAGCGAGTTGTACGGATTGGATACCACAATTGATTGGAAGAATACAGATGACAACAGCTATGATGGTGAAAAGTTATTATTGTTAGTGCACGATGAGAGTGGTAAGTGGATTAAGCCGAATAATATTTTAAACAATTGGCGAGTAACTAAAACCTGTTTGCGATTAGGTAGCAAGATTATAGGTAAGTGTATGATGGGTTCTACATCCAATGCACTTAGCAAAGGTGGAGATAATTTTAAAAAGTTATATAATGACTCTGATGTCAATAGTAGAAACTCTAATGGTCAAACCAAGAGTGGGATGTATTCACTTTTCATACCTATGGAATGGAATATGGAAGGGTTTATAGATAGATATGGAATGCCTGTTTTTAGAGCACCTGAAAAACCTGTGCTTGGTGTTGATAATGAAATGATAAGTCAAGGTGCTATTGATTATTGGGAAAATGAAGTAGCATCATTAAAAAGCGATGCAGATGCATTGAACGAATTTTATCGTCAGTTCCCAAGAACAGAGTCCCACGCATTCAGAGATGAAAGCAAACAGTCTATATTTAACTTAACTAAAATATATCAACAGATAGATTATAATGATGCGTTAATACAAGAACATCACCTTACAAGAGGTAGCTTTCATTGGAAAGACGGCGTAAAGGATAGTCAGGTTATATTTAGCCCTGATAAAGGGGGTAGGTTTAATGTAGGTTGGACACCAAAT